AGCAATCTTAGGATGTATCGCACTTATAGGTGCATATGCAACAACAGGTCAAATTATACCAGGTGTATTCTAATGACTAAAGAAAAGACAGCAGGATTTACTATTCTGATCTCTATCTTTGCTCTAGTGGGAAATTATGGATCCGTTTGGGTCTAAATTTTTTTCCCCTAGAACTTTACAAAACTAAATAATTATTCGTAACAAAACTTAAAGGTCATCAATATGGGATATTTCCCAGAAACATATTCAATATCATCATCATTTGCATTTCTATGGGTCTTATATCCTATGGTAGCTCTAGTTGGTATCGAATTGTTTCTACGGGCAATGAGCAATGATGATGACGATGATGATGAAGGGGGTGGAGTTATGTCACCAGTATATCAAGGCATATGATGAAATATCAAATTCTATTCGCATGTGTATTAGGTTACACAGCAATTAACGGACTATCGTTCGTATTCGCATAATCAAAGCTGAGGAGCACAAGCTTAAATGACTCAATTTCTATTAAAGAATGCAGGATTCATGCCTGTATTTGAATTTATTTTTTTCTTAGCAGTCGGAATCACTGCAGGATCATTAGGATTAATTTAATGAGCGATCTCATGTCACAATCATACCATGATGTGATGGAAGTATATAAAAGACCAATGAGTGTCAAATACATACCAGCATTCTTTTGGGTATTTGTATCTGCTATTTCTTTGTCTTTCGCATATCCAACATTTGCACATGCATACGAGGCAGAACCAGTTATATGGGTTCAAGTCCCACAGTGGACAGATGACTGGGCAGTATGTGCGGTAGATATACCAGATGCTTCTTGTCATTGGTATGTTGCTAATGCAGACAATACTTTTGGAGAAGGTTTTGATTGGGAGACCGCACCTTGGTTTGATGCTAATGGATTGAATGATGTAGCACCAGTACAGAAACTCACAGTCGCACAGAAATTGCAAGAGGTAGGTTAATGAATATCGATATAGGTAACATCATTTATATGGCAACGATGATAATTAGTGGTACAATTGTTACCACATCGATGTTTTTATGTATGATGTATGCTATGATGAATGATAAATAAATAAAATTTTTATTACTATGGATGATACTCCCTCTGATCTTTTCGAAGACATGGCTACACTTAATGCATTGTATGAAGAATTAATGTGGAATCATAAAGATATACTAGAATTCTCAGCAGATTATGACAATAATTGTATAATTATTAGGAATAAGACACAAAAAAGGTTGTAATATCAGACATTTTACAATAAATATTGATAGAATAAATTTTTTTATGAACGGTAGACTAGACAAAGTTGCCATGACAAATAAACTCATGCAACTAAAAAGAGAACTTGATTATAAATGTGAGATTGGAGAGATGGGACAATGGGAATGCACTGGTGCGAACAGATATATGCATAAAGTATTTGATGTTTTGGATGAATATTGGCAGTAGGATTTGACAAAAAGTGTAAAGTTGTGTTAAGATAAATAACGAAAGATGATCGTTTGATCATATTCTGCTCCCCTTAAACCAAGACCTATAGGGAGGATAAATTACGTCTTCATATCCAGTAGTGAG